AGGGACACCAAGATATTTCTTCGGGCATAACCTACTCTAATATGAACGCTAGCACAACAACGTGGCAGACTAGAATTTCTTTTGATGAAACAGAGGCAGAAAATTGGACGGAGACAAGCGGCGAGTTAGAATATACGGGCAATTTTCCAGCTTCGGGCGTTAGAAAATTTTTAGTAACTTATAGTTTTTTAGGAGAATTTTACGCATCGCAGACGTGGACGACTTGCTTTTTTAGAGTTACAAAAGACACAGGTGGCGGACACGCAGAAGTTTTGGGAAGTCTCAACGGACATAATCCTATTGCTTATGTTTACGTTTTTGGGGTTTATGTTATGAGAGCTATTGTCTCGGGAGCGGTTATAGTAAGTATAGAAAGTGGGGACAAATTGGCATTACAATATGGGTTTTATAACTCCGCAGATTCGGGAACTTATAACGTCGGAAACTTTGCGACTACATTAATTGGATCTCCATCCGTAGATAGTGGAATTAATATGAATATAACACCCGCAGACACAACTCCTTAAAATGGTATTTAAATTAAAAGACATAATACACCTAAAAAAAGTTAAAGAAGAAATAGGGATTAAATCAAATTATGAAAATATTTTTACAGATAAACAAAAAGCAAAAATTAAAAAAATTGAAGATTTATTAAATCAGATAAGAACACCGACGACGGATGAAGAACTAGACGCAACAATTACAGACTTAACAGAAATTAGAGACAAATCTTAGATACCGAAAAGTTTATAAAGACTAACCCCATTGGGTATGTATGGAAAACAAACAAAAAGGATACAACCTTTATGATGATGGAGAATACAGAAAGAAAATAACTGTATCTTTGGCATTAACTGAAGAAGAAATAAATAAATATAACAAGATGGTGGGACAATCACACCACAGAAATCTAAAGGCAGCACTTGAAAGTGGTATGAACGAGAAGTTGCTTGCCTTATGGGAAGATTTTGATGAGGACAACTAAAATGGTTATAATAGAAGAAGATAACAGATGTGGAGAGTGTGGAGAGCTATGGGATAGCGAATATCATATGAGTGATGAGTGCGTTAATGTAGACGAAGATATGGAACTAAAAGCGGATTTATATAGTAAATATGGAAGTTGATAAGTGTATGAAATGTGGGAAAGTTATAGAGGGTTATACAGAAGATCACGTAGCACAACTTATGCTCCAACATAACTTTAAACACCAAAGGGAAGAGAAGACAGCTCAACAACTTATAGACGAATTGAAAAAGGATGAAAGGGGGTTAAAAAAATAATATGGAAGAAATAATAGGGCAAATAACAGACAAAGCTATAAAAGAGGGCATTTCAGGATCAGGCAAGCCGTGGAGCCGAGCCACTTTCACTATAAACGGTCGCCAATACGCAACTTTTGATTTAACAATAGCTAGAGACAACAAGATAGGCGACAACGTAAAGATGAGAGGAGCACAAAACGGGAAATATTGGCAAATGGAATCTATGGAAAAGGTAGAGAATGCAGCGTCATCAGAGGGCGTTAATACCTTAAAAACTCCCGAAGTTGAGAGAGTTGTAGAGCCTAAACTAAGAACAAGCAGGACTTTTCAAGAGATAGGAGCAGGAGAAATCATAAAAGAAGCTGTTAAGATTTACACAGCAGATCAGAATGTTGATGGTCTTAAATTTGGAGATGTCGTTGATTTAGTTAGGGAAGAGTTTGTTAAAGTGAGGGACGCATTATAATGAGCGAATATCAAATAATTGTTAGATTTTTTTATTTTCTTATAGGGTGGCTAGTCTCAGACATAGTCCACGGCAGATTTAAGGATGGAAGATAAGTTTATTCTAGACGCTTGTTGTGGTGGTAGGTGTTTTTGGTTTAATAAAGAACACCCCAATACTCTCTATATAGATAACAGGATCCGAGAGAAAGGACACGAGGCGGCTAGACCAAACCACTCTATAAAACCCGATATTCAAGCAGATTTTAGAGAGCTTCCCTTTAAGGACAGCTCTTTTAAGTTGGTAGTTTTTGATCCTCCACACATTATAGCAGAAGAGGAGAGTTTTAGAATGGTTAAGAAATACGGCTCTCTAAAAAGAAGCACGTGGAGAGAGGATATAAAAAAGGGCTTTGATGAGTGTTGGAGAGTTCTAGAGGATAAGGGAGTTTTGATATTTAAGTGGAACGAGACGAGCATAAAAAAGCGTGAGGTTTTGGAAGTTTTGGGGAGAGATCCTCTTTTTGGTCACCCTAGTGGCTCTAGAGTGGCTACTAGTTGGTTTTGTTTTATGAAGCTCTAAAACCCATAGTTATCCTTAAGGAGTTGCGTTGCTTCCCTAAACTCCTCAAAGGATAACTCTTTCTTTTTCACTTTTTCGGAGAGCTTTTCTCTTTCATCTTCAAACGCTTTCCTATGATTTTCTCTAATTTCTTCTTTCTTTTTCTGTAAATCTAGGGCAGTTTTAGCCTCTTTTTTGACATTTTCTATCACTTTTTGCTCGTTTTTGACCATTTTTAGCTTGTTTTTAAGCTCTTTTTCTTCAGTTTTTAGATCATTTTCTCCCTTCCCAAAGTAGTTTTGTAGTAAAGTGTTCACTAATCCCGAAGCGCTTCCCTCTGTTAAGGAGAGTTTTTCCACTAGTTCTGGATCAATGCAGAACATTTTATGAGTCTTTACCATAGTTTAATAGTATATACTATAATAGTATATACTAGTAAGTTTATATATGTTTGTATTATTACCACTTACCCGATACTTATTTATAGCTCCTTTACTTAGAATTCGTAACGAATTCTACGCTCACTCGCTATAATTAGGGTAAGTAGATTTCCATCGGAAATCGGAATACCTACCCCCATTTCCGATGGAAATCCCCTATTTTCCATAAGAAATCAGAATATCCACCTTTACTTCTTATGGAACTTTAAGTTATTCGGTTAACCGAATAACTATTTATGCCTCTACAGTAGTAACAGGAGGCTCTAGGAGCCTCTCTAATGAACGATAAATAGAGGCTCATACTATAGTACGCTAGGGGGGGGAAGTAGTTAACTATTGTTAACAACTGTTAACTAAGGTTAACCTTAGTGCACAGTAGTTAGGTTATAGTTCCACAGGAAACAGACCCCCCCCTACCTCTACTTCCTGTGGAAAAAAGACTAAAATATTTACCGACGTTAGATTTTAGGGGGGGGTAGGGGGGGGTCATCCCCCAGAAACTTTTTTTTTATAAATAACAATATTTAAATACAACGCCACACTATTATTTAAGGGGGGTGTTATAACCATCTTTTTTCAAATCACCTCGCCCCCCTCTATACTATGCCTAACAAGAATTACGAAAAAGGGAGACGAAAGGAATATAAAATTGTAAATATCCTAAAAAATTTAAATTATAACATAGTTCAAAGAACGGCAGGAAGCCACTCCCCCATAGACATTATAGCTATCAAAGAAGATACTAAAGAGATCCTTTTAATTCAAGCCAAACCAAATAATTTTAGAAAGACCCAAGAAGCTATCATAATGAAGAAGCATAGCGGGTTAAACGGAGACTTTAAGGTTAAGTTTGAAGTTAGATGAAAATGGAGTATGATAATTGGCAAAAAGAGATTTTAAAGACAAAAGGCGACATTTTAGTTAATACAGGCAGGCAAGTTGGAAAAACCACAATATTTAGCCATAAAATCGCTAATTATATGTTAAACAACCCTAATACGCAGGTTATAGTCGTAAGTTTAACAGAAGATCAGGCACAGCTTATTATTGTTATGATTTTGGACTATTTGGAGAAAAACTATAAGCAATTAGTTCAAAAGGGCAAAAACAAGCCTACTAAGAGCAGAATTTGGATTAAAAACAAAGCTCACGTTATAAGCAGACCCGTTGGGAACACAGGGGACGCAGTTAGAGGATTTACGGGCAATGTTCTATATATTGATGAGGCAGCAGGTATGCCAGAACTTATGTGGAAAGCCGCAATGCCAACTTTAATGACTACGGCAGGACAGATATGGATGAGCAGCACTCCGAGAGGTAAGTTTATAGGCGGAAGTTCAGATAAGAATTTCTTCTTTAAATGTTGGGAAAACTTTGAAGATAGATGGAAAGTGTTTAATATTGACAGCGAGAAAGCTATGACAGACAGAAAACTTACTTCGGAGTGGACTAAAGAAAAGAGAGACAAAGCAATTTCTTTCCTAGCAAATCAAAAGAGTATACTAAGCGAGATGGAATATAACCAAGAGTATTTGGGGATGTTCTTAGATGATAATAGGCAATGGTTTGAAGATGAGCTTATAATCAAGTGTATGACACAAAAAAGACCCGAGACTATAATTAAGGGACAGGACTACTATCTAGGATCAGATATTGCAAGAATGGGAGAAGATGAAAGCACGTTTGAAATTATAAATATGAAAGAAGATGACTTATATCACGTAGAAAACCAAATCACAAAAAAAACCACTCTACCCCAAACCACACAACATATAAAGAACCTCCATACTTTATATGATTTTTCTAAGATTTTCCTAGATAGTGAGGGTATTGGGGTAGGGGTTTTTGATTGGCTTATGGCAGATGACGAGACTAAAAGAATAACAGAGGGAATTTATAATAGTAAGCAGATCATAGACAAAGACGGCAGAACTAAGAAGCTACAAAAGACTTTACTATATTCTAATTTAAAGATGTTAATGGAGACGGGAAAGATCCACTTACTAGACGACCCTAAAGTCTTTCAATCATTAAAGTCTGTTCAATATGCTTATACAAATGACAATCTAGGGGTTAGACACCTTAAAATCTTCGGAAATTATACCCATATAGCAGAGGGATTAGTGAGGGCGGCTTGGGCAGTAAAATACAAACATTTAAATCTTTGGGTTAAGTCTATAAAGGTATGAAAGAACTACTAAAACCAACAAATATTAAAGACCCAAAAAAGGGAGAAGAATATACTTTGGAAGATAAGGACTATTTACTTATAAGAGCTATCCAAGATTTAACAGATCAAATAAGGAGACTAGCTAGTAAATCATAATGGCAGACACAAATACGCTATGCACTAGTGCACAAATACTTTTAGCAATAGGAAAGGACGCAAGTGCCGAACAAATCCTAGAAGCAAATACAAATATATGGGGAGCAATGGCAGAGAGCGATATGGAAAGCGTGTTCGGGGATAACATAGGTTTAGTTGCAAACTACGGAAGTATAACCGCAGCGAACAAACAATGGCTAGCAGGAATTGCAGCAGATAGGGCAGCGTGGAGAGGAATAAACCAAAACCAAAATACGTGGGCACTAGCTACTACACAATCAAAATTAAATGTTCTTAATGCTACGTGGAAAGGCTTTCTAGCAGATCTTAGAGAGAGAAAAGCCGACATAGTTGCAGACTTAGGTTTATAATGCCGCTTTCTCCAGAACTAACAGAGTTCACGACACAAAGCCCCCAGCTAGCTAATTATTCTTATTCAGAAATTGCTTCGGGATCGGGTATAATTCAATTTTATTTATATACCGCTACGGATGATGACACACCAACAACAGTAAATGCTCTCACAGACCAATCAGGTATATATTCAAATGATTTCTCAAGTGCTAGTGCGGGGACTAGGAACACAAGCCCCACACTATTAGTAACTAAAAATTTTGATTCTTCTCCTTTTAATATTGCAAGAAGAGCAGAGGGAACAGCAACCGTTAATATAACTATCGGGGCAAGTGCCGCAGGGGGGGCTACGGGATCCACTTTCGTGGAAGTTACCTTATATCGTTGGGATGGCTCAACAGCGACACAGATAGGGGACAAAGTAAGAAGCACAGGAATGTCGGGGGGATCGACAACAGGTTATGGGACGAGGGCTTTAAATTTTACCATACCATCCACAATCTTTCCGGTGGGAGAAATGATAAGGGTTAAGGTGGAGTTATACGTTGAAACTTCAAGCGGAAGTTCGGACGGATTTGGATATTTTCTCCACGATCCGGCTAATAGGACAGTTACAGGGGCGGAGACTTCAGTAGCTACACTTAAATTACCTTTTAGAATAGATTTATAATAATGGCAGAACGAGATATAAACAAAGCAACAACAACAGACTTCTCAAACGTAGTGCCAGACTTCATAGTAGAAAGTAAAGCCCTAGATGTAGCAAACGCAGATAAGACAGAAACCTATTGGTATTTTTCAGACGCTACTAAAAATCTAGGCTATTACTTTAATATCCCAGAGATTCATAGTGCCGCAAATGCCCTAGCAACGTGGGCGTTTGGTAGAGGATGGGAGACAGATCCACCAAGCGATACACAGCTATCTGTTATTCTAAAAGGGATTAAAGGAACAGGTTTTGATAATTTCCAGACTATTATGTGGAATCACGAAGTCATTAAGTTAATAGTGGGAGACGCTTTTGCAGAGATAGTTAGGAATAAAAAAGGAATGTTAATTAATTTACTACCAATAAGCCCAGAGAGAGTTAGGCTAGTATTTAAGGGAAGCACTTTACTAAGGTATGACGTTTGGAATAGTAATAAATGGAAGCCACTAAGTAGGGAAAAGATGTTGCATAGTAGCAATAACAGAGTGGGGGATTCTATGCACGGAGTTAGTAAAATAGACGCAGGAAGATGGGTAATAGACGCAAGAAACGAAGCCCTAGAAGATAACAGGAAGATAGAGCATAGGGGTATGGCTCTAGGTATTGCTTACTATAAGACAAACAACGCAGGAAAGATAAGCTACGCTAA